GTGGTTGATGGCTCATAGGTTATCGGTGTCTGAAACGGATCGCGCCACGATGGCGTGCCCGCCGGCTGTGGTGATTTGGTCGAGCCAGTTCTGTTGGTCAGGACGGACCCGGCCGGTTTTGGTTTTTACTTCGATGGAGAGGAATTGGGCGATCGGCTTGCCGACCATGTCGGGTGTCACCGTGAGCGTGCGCCAGCCGATGAGGTCACCGGACCCAGGGAACAGGCCCATGCGGACGTGACGTGCGTCGCGCAGAAATACGCCTTCGGGATCGCGTAGCGCCTGACCGACGTAGCCCTCGCCGACCTGATTACGGAAGACGCGGACGTGCGGTTTAGATCCAGCGGCGCGGAGGATCAGGGCTTGGAGTTCGGATTCAGTCATAGAGATTTGCGTTGACGTGCTTGCCAGCGGAAGAAGGCCCAGCCTAGCTTGTATCCCCGCTGCTTGGCGAGTGCTCGGAAGTCGTCGAGCGTTTTGCATTTGCCTTCTTCACGGCGTTCTTCGCGTTTCTTGGAGATGTCTTCGATCGACAGACGCTGAAGCTCACCATCGACCTCTTCAATTTCGCGAGCGGCTATCTCACGCTGCGATCCGCACTGAGGGCAAACGGTTCCTGCAAAAATCGCGAAGCACTTGGAGCACTGCTTGGTTTCAACGAGGGAGGATTTCTTCAATCGCTTCTCGCGCCCGCTAAGGTCCCAGTCGCGCTCCTGCTCAGCGAGTCCATGACGAAGGCAGTTCCCGACGTGATCGAGGATGATAGCGTTAGCTTTGCCCGGGTACGGCCGCAGAGCCCGTCCCACCTGCTGAAGGTGCATGGAAAGAGACTGAGTCGGCCGAAGCAGGATGGCCGCGTTCACGGCCGGCAGATCGAATCCCTCGGAGATCAGCTCGCACGAGGTAAGGACCAAAATTTTACCAGCGGTCAGATCATCTACGCGCTGCTTTCGGACTTCGGGATCTAGGGTTCCGTCGATGCTAGCAGATGGGATTCCGCAGGAGTTGAACGTATCGGCGACGTGCTGAGCGTGAGCGACCGATATACAGAACGCGACGGCCCGCTGTCGGTTACAGAATCTTACGTAATGAGTCACGGCATCGCCCGTAATCCGTGGCGTATCGACGATCTCCTCGGTCTCAGAACGATCGAAATCGCCGGCAATCGTGTGGACCTGAGACAGATCGACCACCTCACGGGGTGCATAGTAAACAGGCTGCGCCAGGAATCCGTTGTCGATAAGCCACTGGACAGACGGGCCCATGACCATGCGGTCGAACATGACCCCGAGGCCTTTGCCATCGAGGCGCTCTGGGGTCGCCGTCACGCCGATAAACTTGGCGGTCGGCCACGCCGCAAACATCTGAACGTAGGACTTGGAGACCGAGTGGTGCGCTTCGTCGATAATAACGAGGTCCGGAGCGGGTATAGTATCCAGGCGCCGCGCTAAGGTTTGGATCGAAGCGACCATGGCAGGCTGAGTGGACGTGGATTTACCCGCCTGAATGAAGCCATGAGGGACGCCGACGCGCTTCAGAGTGGCGCTGATTTGATCAAGGATTTCGCGGCGATGCGCGATGATGATAACGCGAGACCCCCGCTTGAGGACCTGGGACGTGATGTAGGAGAAGAGGACTGTTTTACCGGAGCCGGTCGGGCTGACCGCCAGCGGGCGGTTTGCTCCAGATCCGAACGCTCCTCTGATATCGTTTGCCAGCTGGTTTTGGTAAGGCCGGAGTTCCATCGTGAGCCGTAGGCTGCGTTCTGAGGCTTGACGTGTCAAGCATAAGCTGCACACTGCCGGCATGAAAAACACGGTTCGAGTGAGCTACAGGTTGCCGATTGAAGTGGCGAAGATGCTTGAGGATGAAGCGGTGCGTGCCCGGCGCACGAAGACGGCGGTGCTGATTATTGCGATCGAGGACCACGTTTTGCGGTGTGATGATGAACGGTCGGATTGGGTCGAAAAACCCGTTGACACTAAGAAGAAGCGGTAGAACGATACCTGCACGACGCATAGCTTGGTTTCGTCAACCAGGCGCGAACTGGGCGCGTAATTCCAGTTGGCAAAGAGTGCTGAAGAGCACTCGCCGGTTCCACGGCTCGGGCTCGCCACCGAGGTTGGATTGATGGTCTTAGGACCTGCAATCTGCCTCGTTGTCTCGGAGGGGTAGATCAAGTAAACCCCGGGCAGGAGAGCCAATATGGCCAGTGGAAATGTAATCAGCTGTAAGCAGTTTCAGTCTTTTCTTGTCTCGCAGGAACCTGTGTATGACAAGGAGATCCTCAAGGACATCCGCCCGTTTGACGGGTTGATCGGATACTACAACACCGGATCGTTTGACGCGTATTCCGGCACCACTCACACGTTCGACCGCTTTAACAGCGTGTTCCCGAATGTGACTGGCGCCTGGGAGAATCCTACGGGCGCCGCCTGTACTGGAACGCCTTGCGACACGGAAGAGAACAAGATCGGTTGGGGCTTTACCCGAAGCGAATACTCGCTTGAAAAGCAGGCGTGGGGTTCGGATCTGCTGTGCTTCGACCAGATTATGACGAAGACGAAGGCCAAGGAGCACTTCCGTCAGATCATCGACGACGTTCTTCGCCCCGCGACGAACTGGATCACGACCTACTACCTCCAGCGTAAGGCGATGGAGCTGTCTGGTTACAATGTCACCTCGAACACTCAACCTGGCGCTTTCGCTTGTTCGGCTGGTCTGCCGGCAATCGCTTTCTCTTGGGTTGGCACTGGTTACTCGGTGCTGCGTGTAACCGACACCGCCGGCGCTCCCATTGCTTTTGCTACGCTCGGTCAGTTGACTCCGGACATCCTCCGCAGTCGCGTGACTCGTCAATACTTCCTGGGCGCTGTTCAAGCCGGTAAAGATGGTTACGACAGCCTCCAGCTGCACACCGACAAGGAAACCTTCCGTTACCTGTCCAAGGAGAATCCGCTGCTCATTAGCGCCTGGCGTTTCGGTGAGTTCGCTCCCGCCGCCAAGGAGTTCTACAAGTACGGCTTCATGGGATACGTCGGCGACTTTATGGTGAAGGTGCTGCAATTCCCGCTGCGATTCAGCTCGATTCCGGCTACTCCTGGTAATTACCGACTGGTTCTTCCCTATCGGAACGTCTTAGCTACCTCGGGTATCCGGTCCGAGTTCAACCCTGATTACAACGCCGCCCAGTACCAGATCAGCTACATCAACAACCCGCGTGCGTTGCGCGTGTTGCCGTTCCGCCCCGAGGCCGTCAACCCGAATATGCCGTTCCTGGTTCGGGATTACGGTGGTCGCTGGAAGTTCGCGACCAACGACTTGGGCGCAGATTGCTCCGGTAAACCGATCGACAACAGCCGTGGAAACAAGGGTAAGTTCATCGCCGACTTCCAGTTGGCCGTGAAACCTGAGCATCCGGAATGGCTTGAGGCGATCTTCCATCGACTTTGCGTTCCTCAGGCTTTGATTATTGCTGGTTGCACCGCCGATCCAGGCGATCTCGCTCAGAACTACAACTCTGCGAACTCTGTCTGCAATCCTGTGATTCAGTTCACCGCTGTTCCCAACGATGCTGGAAACTTCGTCGTTGGCACCACCGGCATCATGTGCAACGACAATATCGTCACCAACGCGGGCATCAGCGAAGCCACTCTTGCGCTTTTCGTTGCAGCCCTGCAGGTAATCTGGGATGCCGAGTTTGGCGCCGCTTCTGGAACCTGGAGCATTGTGAATCTTGCTTCTAACCTGATCCAGCTATCCAGCAACAACTTGACTCCTCCGACCGAAGTGGTCCCCTGCACCAACGTCACGTTGGAGTTCTCGATTTAATCGGGTCGATAACAACGGGGCTCTCCTTCGGGGGAGCCCCCTTTTGAGGTGCTGGTAGCCGCCCGGAGCGTCCGGGATGCTAGCAGCCTCTCACCAAGACCTCTCACCAAGATTTCAAAGAAAAGGATTTTACGATGTACGGACAAATGATGGGTAAACGAAAGATGGACGGCATGGGCCGCATGGAACCTGAAGTCGAGACCGTCGAGTTTACTCCGCCCAAGGAGCTGAGACTTGAAGGCGACTCCGGAACCGCAATGGTTGACTGGCGCACCACGGCGCGTGGCACCATCGAGATTATCGGATTTGACGGCATCACACTTGGTGAGTCCGGCCGGCAGGACGTAGAAGAGATGGAAGGCGCCGAGATGGAGATGGATGAGATGGAGGAGGAAGCCTGATATGCCAGTTTTAACCCCTCAAGAACTCGCCGATACGGGCGGTTGTTTCAACTGCATGGATCCCGTCGTGCAGCAGACGATGCTGCTGTCGCTGCTCCAGCAGATTCAGGTCGCTTCAACTGACGCTGCTCGCATCACAACGAGCCCAAGTGGACTCCTGACTGCGACTGCAACGGCCGCTGCCAATCCTAATCGCCGTCGGTTTGTAATCCAGAATCAGAAGACTACCGAGCATCTCCACCTAAAATTTGGAACTGGATGCACAACGATTGACTACCACTACACTTTGCTGAGCGCCGCAACCGCTGGCGCCCACGCATCATCCCTGACTTTTGAAGGCTACACTGGCGCGATCAGTGTCGCTACTGCCACCGGAACCCCGTCCTACACCTTTGCTGAATTTGTCTGACCTATGGCCACTCCTTCGATTCAAACCCTCATTACGCAAGCTCAACAGGTTTTAAACCTGCAGTCTTCTAATGAGATCCGCGCCACGCTTGCCGCCGTTCTTGCTAACGCAAACGTCGGCACCCCGCTCAATCCAAACCTGACCACACAACAGCTGTGGAATGAGTTTGGTGAAATTGTTCGCCAGTCAACTGACGACATCATGTCGATCGTCGTCGATCAGATGATGCGGATGGTGTTCTCCCCGCCGGCTCCCGGTGGCGCTGGTGCGGATAAGCAGGTGATCTTCAATGATGGTGGCGTGTTGGCGGGGGATGCGGGGTTGACTTATAATAAGGCTACGGATGCTCTCACCATCACCGGCGCGGCTACGGTGGGTACGACGCTTGGAGTGACTGGTAACCTGACGGCAAGCTCGAATGTTTACGTTCCAGCAAGCACGACTTTTAAAGTTGGACCAGTTGCAGGAACTTGGGCTGGCCTTCGTTTTGATTCTGCGAAGGCAATGATCTTGGATTCAGACACTACCATTACGTTTCGTGTTAATGGCGGAACATCATTTTCGACAGCAGGATCTATTGACACATCCGGCAACTTAAACTTAAACACCGGCGACGTAGTGATGAGCAACGGCAAAGGCATCAGCTTTGCCGCGAAGACTCCAGACGGCAGCGGAACGGTTGGCAACGAGATTCTGAACGATTACGAGGAGGGTACGTTTGTTGCTAACATCGCTGGAACCACGCCGACTTACACCTCTCGAATTGGTCGATACACAAAGATCGGAAATCGTGTACTTTTCACAATTCGACTCACAATCAATAATGCTGGAGATGGATCTGATTCAGTAATCTACGGACTTCCATTTGCTAATAACAGCACTGCTCCATGCCCGACATCTGTTGGATATTTTGCTAACCTTAAAACCAATGCAGCATTTCTTACTGGTTTTGTTGATCAATCTGTTAGTTATCTGATCATGACTGGAACAACCGGAAGCGTTGGAACAATAACCAACGGTTTTGGTGTAATTGGAAACGGCACTGATCTATCAATTTCTGGACAGTATTTTGTCGCTTAATTTTATGCTCACCGAACGCACCATCTTCTCGCTCTGCGAGGTTCTTCCCAACACGACGCTTCAGGTCCGTCTTGCGGACCAGATCGTCGATGGCGAGGTTGTCAAAGCCTCCACATTCCGTCGCTATTGTCTCGCTCCCGGCTCAGACCTTACGGGTCAGCCAGAGCAGGTTGTAGCGATTGCAAACGCTGTCTGGACTCCTGCCGCGATTACCGCTTACAACGCCAACCTCCAACCCGCTATCCAATGATCGTACCAGTCAACATCGTCGCAGTGCAGGTAAACCAGAACAACTCGCTGTTCGTGACGACCGGAATCGATTACGACAGCGATGGCGCGGTTGTCGGCAGTGAGATTACCTCGCAGTACACGCTGAATCCCGGTGACGACCTTACTGGTCAGCCGACCGAGGTTGTGAATATCGCCAATGCGCTGTGGACTCCTGCGGTTGTGGAGGCTTACAAAGCGGCCAATCCGGTGGTTGAAGCCGTTCAGCCTACTGAGTAATGCAAACCGACACTAACAACAGCAGCGGAGTTGGGATTTCTCTAGCGACCGCTGCCGCTGCTGGTGCGGTTTCTTTTATCCCGCAGCTAACTCAGTGGTTCCAGCTTGGAGCCGCTGTTTTAGCCTTTGTGGCAGCATCAATCGGTCTGTATAAAACCTTCAAAAAATGAACTGGAAAACTACTCTCGCTGGCGTTGGCGCAATACTTGTCGCTGTTGGTGGTGCCCTTCGGGCTGCTTTCGACGGTGACCCGGCAACCAACATCGACATCGCTTCGACCATCGCAGCGGTGACCGCCGGAATCGGTCTTATAATGGCCAAGGATGCCGAGAAGACTCCTGTCGTTCCTCCGGTTTGAACTGGATCTACCAACTCGTGAAGGCTCTCTTGGATTTCCTCCGAGAGACGCCTGCACCGAAAGTGGAAGATGGAAATGCGCCAAAGCCTCTCAAGAACGATTTGGCTGCTCGTGTTGCCAATCTGCCTGGGCTGCCAGCAGACAAAAGTGATCCTCGTTCCTAGCGGTGATCCTGTGATGCTAGCAGAGCCCGTCCGCGCCCGCGTCTACGCGTTTGACAAGGACGGTAAGCTCTCCGGACCAAGCCGGGTTACACTTCCAGCTGGGTGGTACGTACTGCCGAAAGCCAAATGATTACCTACCGAGGTCAGAAATTTGCCGGGTACAACAAGCCGAAGTCTACGCCAGGCGAATCCAAGAAGTCCGCTGTGTTGGCTAAGGAGGGCGGGCAAGTGAAGCTCGTGCGTTTCGGTGATCCGAACATGAGCATTAAGAAGCACATTCCGAAGAACCGTAAAAGTTTTCGTGCCCGGCATGGTTGTGACACACCGGGCACGAAGTTATCTGCGAAGCACTGGAGTTGCGCGGCCTGGTAGATCAGTACGCCGACGGCAACTCGTCGATCGCGTCTTCAGCACTCTTAGGAGCTATACGCGTCGCAGTCGAAGTCCCCTCACCCTGACCGGGTTCCGAGGATCGAACCTTTCCAACCTTCTTCTCCAGCTCCGCTACCTTTTGCTGAAGACGGATCACTCGCAGGCGCTCACGGCCGTAGGCCCGAGCACGTAGTGCAACCTGGGCCTGAGCCTTAGTAATGAGGTCAACCTTGTCCTCGTAGCCCATGTCAGCATCGACGCCCTCGCCTTTCAGCGCGATTCGGATCAGCCGATCGCTTTCGTCCAGGAGCTTGTTGCCATCATCGTCACCATCTTCCCTACCGAACAGCTGCGGGTGACTCTTTTCGTAATCCGAGAACTGCGATTCAAACAGCTCACGCGAACGAGACTGACGTCCTTCCAACTGCTTCGATCGCTCAACCTCACGCTGCGCTCCCTTCTCCTTCCATTCAGCGATAGACTTGTCGCGAGACTGAGTGAGTTCGAGTAACCGGCGGCGGTGAGTCATTATCTCAGGCGCAGCTGCACCAAACATCTCCTGGGCGATGATCGCGGCCTTGGCGACCGGCACGTTCAAGATCGCCATGATATCATGGTGACTGGCGTCGCGCTCAGTGCCATCGGCATCAGTGACGCGGATTCCATCAATATCGCCTAGGGCGGTCTGCCACGCTTCGCGCAGAGGGGTCTCGTACTTCTGCTTGTACTCACCGGAACGCGTGTAGTTTAGATACCGCACCTCGGTGTCCAGCTCCTCGGCGTTCTTCCGGATGGAATCCATCTCGGCCTTCAGTGACTTGGTGGCCTCTTCGACTTCCTTCCGAGTGCCTTCAGACCTAGCACGCTCAAGCTCAGAGACCTTGGCCGCGAAATCATCGCGCTCTTTCTTGGTCAAGTCGTACTGCTCGCGGAACTGCTTGATGGACGTGGGCTCAGGCTTGGCGGGCTCAGCCTTAGCGGTCGGCGCTGGTTCATCCTTCTTGGGGGTGAACTTATCGAGGTTGAAGAAATCCTCGTTCTTGGGCTTAGCAAGGTCAGCGGGGGCAGCCGCCTGAACCTCTGGAGCGGATACCGCAGGCGCAGGTGCTACATCTTGAGGAGTCTGCTGGGACGGTGATCCCATCGGGTTGTCCAGCCCGCTGCCTTCGATGGCGTCGATTCCTGCAAATGCGTCAGTGTAATCCGCCCCGCGATCAGTTGGGGCATCAGGTGATAATAGGATTCTCATTCGAGGTTTTGAGTGGTGGTCGGTTTATCTTTCCGCATCTCTGCAAGCCCGTTGAGTTCATCAATCAACGCCTTTGCGCCCTGTCTGCGACAGTTTGCATTCCATCCGTGTTGAGGATTCTCTGAGGCTGGCAGGTTCCAGCAGAAATTATTGAACGCAACGAGTAGGGCAGCCTGTAAGTCCTGATTATCCAGGAGGCGCTTAAGCTCGTTGAGGCGCTGTTGGTTTTTTTGAAACTCTTGTTTTGGGGTCATTGGTTGAGAATATTGGCCTGAGTCTTGAGATCCATGGCAGCAATGTCTGCGCGAGTCAGAGCGCCTTTACGCTGAGCCTCAGCGATCGTGCTAGCATTCTTGCGCTGCTGATCTTGATCGAACGCGACCTGCTTCTGAGTCCGCTTCTGTTCGGAGTTTGCCGCAGCGATCTGCGACTTGGACTGAGCGGTGATGAGCATCGCCTGGATCTTTGCAGCCGTCTCGGGGTCCATTCCGTTGCCAGCTGCGCCGGCTTCGGCCTGAGCTTGAGCCTGCTCTTGAAGGCGCTGCACGTAGCCCTTGATGTAGTTTGAAGCCTGGCCGATGCCGTCGTTGTAGAGCTTGATGTTCTGCTCCTGGCCCGGGTCCTGAGAGATCAACTGAATCTGCTCCTGGATATGCTGGATCACGTTGGCCAATCCCAACACGCGATCCATCGTGGTCATGCCGCCACCTTCCTTTTCAATACGACCAATGGCGCCACCAAGCATCTGAAGCAGCGTCTGGATGTACTCGGGGCGATTGAGTGCGCTTGCGATAACAACAGGTTGACCGTCGATAAGCGTGCCCCACGCCATGGTAGCGCGTTCGACAGCCGGGGAGACCGGCTTGTTGTCGATCGGAGCCAAGCGATTTGCCAGAAGGGGATCATCAGTATTGGCCTCGACATACATATGCACAACCTCGGCCTGAGAATCCGGAGCTAGCAGCGGTCGGATAGCCATCAGGCGGTCAGCCTGAGCGATCTCCAGCATCTTGTTGCCGGAACCCATGACGCGCTCGGGCATGATGTCCCATGCGTCGAGGTTCTTCCAGACGGAGGGATCGACTCCGTCCGCCTCGCACTTGCGACGGAACTGTTTGCAGTCGGGATGGTCGATCGTGCAGAACCGGCGAGCTATCTCGCGGTACTGGAAATTCTGCTGCGTGTAGGCGCGTGTAAGCATGGAGCCCATCAGCGCGTTGGCGTTGTTCACGCGAGCCATAACCTCGGTAGCGGTCAGCTCCTTCGATGATCCGTCGTTCACGTCCTGCGTGTAGGCAGCACTTGACTCAGACATAATCTGGCGGTGCATCGCCATGGCACCGGACAACATCGGGTAATCGACAACGTGACGCTCAGATTGCGGAACCCAGGAGAGGCCCTCGGGAATCACGCCCATGTTCACAAGGTCGATCTTCTCCATCCGTTCCATGTCACCATCAGCGACATTGCGGAAGAGCCAGAGCATCTGCTCGAAAACGGAGTCGGTGAACTTACAGCGCAGGCGATTCTGGAGGTGGCACACCGCATAAAGCAGGTAGCCAAGGGAACGCACCGAGTGCCAGCGGAACGGCGGAACCACCGCGCCGTCAGCGAACTGGATGTGCATCAGCTCGAAGATATCCCGGCCGTAGCAGCGGTCGCCGGCATCAAAGAGCCATTGGCCAGCGGTCTGCATATTACCGATGCCGCTGTTGTACTGGTCAACAATGATGCGGCGGCGCCAAGAAGGATCGTCGCTGGTCGTGTCTAGGAAGTAGAAATCGTAGCACCGCAGCACAGGGGTCGCATCAGAGCCCCAGTAACCGGAGTTCTCCTTGAAGTCTTCCTCAATCTTTTCAGGAAAGTATTGGCCGGACCAATCGTTTACCTGGAGGCTCGATGCCTCGCGCTGGATCATCGCGGCCAGCAGCTCGTTCACCAGCTTTAGGTTCCAGCCGGGATCGACGTTCTCACCGCGAGTCATGCGGATTAGGTCCGCAGCTGTGAAGGAGGTGTAGATCGCGAAGTGCGACATATTCTCCATCGTGGTTAGCGTGTTCGTAGGAACCAGAATGTCTTCAGTTCCACGGGCCGACGGGCACCATTCACGGTCACGCAGCCACGTCACCGGCCCAATGCCGTGAAGAACCGTCGCAGCAAACTGAGATTCCAGAACCGTGGAATACTTCGGAGACCGCTTCATCACGCGGTTCAACTGCTTCGTGATGATGTTACCCCACTCAGTGCGCTTATCCCGGGGGCCGGTATCAAGGCCCACAGAAAAGTAATTCTGAGGCTTCAGGAACGCGTTCGTAAACTGCTGGCGTGCCGCATGAATGATGCGTGTACCTTCCAGGAAGTTGACGTTTGTCTGGATCTTATTGTCGCGAGCCTCCTCTTCGCTGTATGGAGGATTACCGTTAAAGGTAGCGTTAATGCGAGCGCGATTGCGAGAACGAGGCTGTTCAGCCTCTAGCATCGCACTAACAACATTCCAGACTCTACTTGGTTCTTTGAAACTCATATTGATCTCAGATTGCTTTCCGTTCCTGCGAAATCCAGCATTTATCAGGCATTTCACGATCGCCTAGGTAACTCAATGGCACCCAGACCTTGAGCTTCAGGTAGCAGCCGCAGACTTCGCAGGTGCCAGCATTAGACTCACCTTGAAGGATCATAGCCATGTCGTGGCGCAGTTGCTCCTGCTCAATGATAACCTCAGCGACAGTCTTCTCGATTGCGTCTGGCTTGGTAGGTTTGTTGTGCAGGCAGTGCAGACACGTATCAAGACGATGCTGCGCTACTGAGCGATCAACGGGAATACCGCCATCGCCCAACCATTCCGCAAGAATCCTTACCCCTTGCGCCGTATTTTTAACCCTTTCCACCGCACGAGCGACAGCCTGATACCCTTGGTTGAGCATTGGTTTGAGTGGATTGAGTTGTTGTTTGCTGGGGAAGACGAGCTTTTGTGTAGGCTTCCAAATCACTCACCGCTTGTTCAAATGACGATGGAAGGTGGTTGGCAATCCTGTGCTGCTGGATCAATCGCGCCATCGAATGAAAATCGTAATTCATCGGGTTTGGCGCGGTCCACTTGGTTGCAGGTTCGTAGAACTGCCATCCACCATTTGGAAACGTGTTGTAACTCATGCGGCTTGATTTTTAAAACGGCAGATCATCGGCGTCGAGATCAGGCTTCGGCGCGGCCGGGACTTGAGCCCTCGGAGCCGGCGTGGCACCTTCATCACGTCCCTTAAGGAACTGGAAGGTTTCGATCATAATCCGCGTAGTAGACCGTTTGTCTCCGGTCTTCTTGTCGTCCCACTCTTCCCGGGTCAGGCGTCCCTCAACCATCAGCGGGTGACCCTTCTTGACGTATTGAGCGATCGTCTCGGCCTGCTTCCCGAACGCCTTGCACTCAGCGAAGTAAACGTCTTCCTTCTCCTCACCAGCCTCGGTCTTCCAGCGGCGATTCACTGCCATGCTGAGATTACAAACAGCAGTCCCTTTCGGAAGGTACTTGAGTTCTACGTCTCGGGTGAGGTTGCCGATTAGGATGACTTTGTTGAATGATGCCATAAGGTTAGGAATAGGTTAGCGAATGCTCAGTATCCATCGTGCGACGCTTATCTGACAGACGTGTCAGCCACTTTGGTGTCTGTCGCTTGACAATACCAACCCCCTGCCCGCCTGCAATCTCAAATCCCGTTCTGCGAGCCATTTCGAGCGCGACCACAAAAGAGTCCCATAAATCAGGGGATCGGCCCATGCGTTCCTTGGTTTTGTGCTTGGGCTCCACGTCGATCAAACCAGTGCGGGAGATTCCCCATTCGCGCATCGACCCTTCCTCGGCGACTTCCCGGGGAAGTTTCCTCAGCTGCTTGGATTCAATCAGCAGGCGCGACGAATACCAGAGAGCCGTGACCATCTTGCCGTAGGCTTCCCGCTCAGTCTTCGGATCACCTTTCCGAACAGGGCGATCCGTCGGGCGACCACCAAACTCGATCGGCACCACCTCGGGTGACCACAGGCGGGCGAACGCAGACATCAGCGTGCCGCGTCCAGTGGAATCGAATCCCACCTGATTAGGTGGGATGTTGCGCTGCTTGCAGTAGAGAAGCACGTACTCGGCAATCTGCTCCTCCGCCTGCTGCGCTTTGACGGCCGTCACAGGGATTACGATCGGGGCCTCAGCGAATGCTAGCACGATTCGCCCAGTGCTGTCCGGGCCGTACTGAAGGTCGATCATAACGCATCGGTCACCACCGATGCCTGAGTACGCCGCGTCGATCCCGATGATTCGTGTAATCTTGTCGGCTCCCTGCCAAACAATTTCATCAAACGCCTGGTTCTGCTCACATAGCGACATGGTGACCACGCGCCGTGTACCGCCGTCTCGGGGCAGCAGCCCGAGGTTCATCATTGAGAACTGCAAGGAGTCTCGGCCGTAGTAATCCAAGTCCGCCTGAATCTGTTCCGGCGTGATGATGCCTCGGTACGGATTGGTGCCTTTTGGGAACTTCGCGTTCGGCGTGTCGTACCCACATAGCTGGACAGCAACCCCTCCTGGCGCCCGCGTTCTCCAGGTGCGTGTCTGCTCAAGGTATTCAATGCCTTCCCAGCCGCCCATCGTAGAGTGCGGCTCGCAGACTACCCCAAGCGCATCGTTCCGGTCCTTGGGATTCCCCATCGCGATCAGCTTGAACTCAGGATTCTTGCGAAGGTTGGCGACTGAATCGAGGAACCCTCGGCTCATAAGAGACGCCTCGTCTGCAATCAGCATCACTCGGTCGTTCTTGAGCCCGACGTAGTTCGAGAGACCAACGAACGTGCCGCCGACCTTGCACGCTACGCCGATGATTCCGTCGCGGAAGTCCTGCGCCTCGGCGTCTTGGTCAGAACTAGTCAGGATGAACCGGCTCTCGATAACGCGCCCAGGAAGCCATTCCCGGCGGGCCTTGGCCTTGTTGTGCAGCTCCTTGATCGAGCCCCAGATTCGCAGCTGGAGACCCTCACGCGTCGTTGACGACATGATGATCGAGGTGCCAGTCGGGTAGATGTAGAACGTGCAGAGCCCGAAAGCTGCGGAGGTGTAGGTCTTGCCAGATGATCCTGGGCCCATGATTCCAACCTCTTGATTTTCCGCGAAAGTCTTGATTAGCAGGTCAGACCAGATGTGCCAATCGAAGTGAGGCCAAAGCGCCGTCATGGCTGCTTTGAAGTGATGATATTTCCCGCATCCGTACTTGACGCCGCCGGACATTATGTATCCGCCGCGACGAACCATTTCAGCCTCGATGAGAAAACGGTCTTTTGTACGCCACGGTATAGACAGGTAATCTGCGCTTTCATTCATCTTGCGGGAATGCTGCTGCGGCCTTTCAATACGTTCAAGCGTCATGGTCGCAGAAAAAAATCGCATAGTAGATGGCCTCCTCACCGCTGAAGGTGGGGTGGATAGCGGTTTTTCGCCCTCACTCATTCAACCGAACCAGCTAGCATGGGCGGTGAACACGACGGTGCGCGGAGGATTCCCGAAAGCGCGACCTGGGATTTGGACCAAACTGCTGAAGTTTGCCGATCCAACCGTTCTCTACAACGGAGGCTACTACAACGCTGCGGTGCAATCGGCGTTCAAAGAGGGGTTTTTTCAGGGATGCGGAACCTACACTGCCGACAACGAAGACCCTTACATTTTTGTGTCGATCGGAGGCAAAGTCTTCCAGATCGACATCAACGACGGATTCAGCGTTACAGACATAACGCCAATAAATTTCCAGTTTCAGATTCAAACTCGCGGTCGAGTTTCTAACGTCGCCACCTACGTTTGCGGAGCGCCTCACGGATTATCACCAGGCATGGTGGTACGGCTTCCTGAACCTCCAGGTGCGTCTTTTCCGCAGGGATTTTTTGGAGATTTTCTGGTTCAGACTACCCCAAGCCTAACGACATTTACCACGTACTCACCGGGAGTTGACGCAGGTCCGTTGCTTGGCCCAACATTCAATGCCTATCAGCTAGCGGCCAATAATCCTCAGATTTTACACGTTTATTTTCAGCAGGCTGAGAATTGGATGATCGTCCAAGACACTCAGAATCAACCGTATCTGTTTGACGGTTCCACATTGCGTCGAGCAACTGGAGAAGAAGTGCCAACAGGCGGCCCGATGGCTTACGGAAAAGGTCGCCTATGGGTTGCCAATGGATCGGAATACTACGGTGGAGACTTGGTCTACGGTGATCCTGCTTACGGCCGGGACAGCGTGATTCGATTTACCGAGAACACATTCATCAATGAAGGCGGCGCCTTTGCGGTCTCAAGCGGCCCGATCACAGGGTTGGCATTCGCGGCCAACCTGGACACGTCCCTTGGCGACGGCGACCTGCTGGTGTTCACCCCGACCGCCACTTACGCGTTTAACGCGCCTGTGGACCGGGATGTTTGGAAGGATCTCAATTATCCAATCCAGCGATTCGCGCTTCTGAACTTCGGATCGTTCAACCACGAATCCATCGTGCCGGTGAACGGTGATCTATTTTTCCGCGCTCAGGACGGCATTCGCTCGTTGATCTACGCCAGGCGCGACTTCACTGAGTTTGGAAATACTCCGATCAGCCGGCAGGTGACCCGTGCGCTGGCTTACGACACGGATTTTTACCTGACGGCTGCTAGCTCCGTGAACTTTGACAATCGGTTGCTGATGACCATTCAGCCCCAGAAGGTCAACAACCGAGGTATCATACACCGAGGGGTCGTAGTGCTGGACTTTGATCTTGTCTCGGGCATGGGCCGAAAACTCCCGCCGGCATGGGAGGGGGTCTGGACTGGAGTTGATGTATTCCAGATGCTGACGATCCGAATCCAGAAGCAAGAACGCTGCTTTATGTTTGGACTGAATCAAGGGGACATCGGTCTCTTCGAGGTCACGAAGAACGGCCAGTTTGACTTCGATGGGTTTGATGATGTGCCGATCGACTGGACCATTGAGACCCGCTCACTGACGTTTGGTGAACCCACAAACAAGAAGCGCCTTGTTAGCGCCGAGCAGTGGTATGACCAGGTGATGGGCAATATCGAAGCCAAGGTCTACTTCAAGGCTAACGAGGGTGAGTGCTGGCAACCATGGGCCGAGATTAAAGACTGCGCCAAGTACCGCAACTGTGAGCCAGGAGAGATTTCCTGCCCTCCTGCGGTGATTAACTGCCAAGAGGTCAAATACTACCAGCCGCCAGCCAGATCGCGCATAGCCCTCCCGCAGCCTCCGGACAAGTGTGACTTGCAGACCGGAGGGTTTACTCGTGATGGCTACGAGTTTCAGTTGCGCTACGTGAACACCGGCCGCTTCCGGCTTAAGCGCGTGGCAATGGTTGCTCAACGCCTTCAGGAAGATATCTATGGCGATCTGAGCCGCGTTGCCTGCCCGTTACTCTCCGAATAGTATGCCTTCTTCAAATCCAGTCGATTACGGCGCCGATCCTTGTGGACTGAAAAACAGCGCGTGGGCGATCAATGAATGCCTATTCGCTGCGCTGCGCTGCGATTTTCCAGTGGGGACATTCCTGCTTGGGTCGAGTCCTGGTGCGAAGATCATCGACCGTGTCCGCACCGCAGGCGTTGCGACGTTCAACACGTCCACACCGCACGGGCTAGTGGTCGGCGAGAAGATCACCTTGTACGGGTTTACGGACGCTAGCTTCAATGGCACCGGGCCGTTACAGTTTGGGTTTGAGGTCCTAAGCATACCGACGCCGACGCAATTTACAGTGTCGATGCCGCTGCCAGCATATCCCGATGCCCCCCTGGTCACCGAAGACGGCTGGATCAACCTCATCGGTGGCGGTTACACCTCGTCACTTGTGATGGGATACCCACCGTTGACGGGCGTTATCAACAACGTCGCGTTTACAGGTCAGGGCATCGGAAAGACGATCGTGAAGTTTGCCGACCACACTTCAACCAAAAGAGGGGACACTTACGGCGCCAACATCCAGATGCTGAAGACCCTTGGAAATTACACAGGGTTTGGAGTTGTAGGGGCACCTGGAGCTTATGCAGGTGCGCCGCTAGACAGTATTAACTGCAAGAACACGATAATTGAAGGAATTACTTTCGACGGAAACTACGCAAATAATTCGGTCGCAGACACCAAGATAACTTCCATTCAACGGACAAACGGTGTAAACATTTACAATACTGCGTATCCACATTTCATTGAACCTAAAGCAACACCAGCATACACGCCGCCGGTTGTTCCGGCTCCATACACTAACGTCAGTGAATTAGGGCAGTACATAAGTAACATAATCACAGTTGGACCAGGAAACGATCTTTCGTTTGTTGGATTTGGTCAGGTTGAAAACATTACCTCGATGTCTTTTCAACGCGATCTTCGTGTAGTTCTTATTAACCAGCGTCAGAACCAGTACAACTACGCTACGTTCACAAAACATGAGCAGTGGAATTTTGGTTTTACAACGAATGACGTTATTACCGTGACTGGGTTTACGGACCCAGCAAGAAACGGTGTTTTTACGGTTAATGGGTTTTTAGACGCGCAACAGGTTTTCTGCACGCGAAACACGCCTTACCTCCAGCTGTTTTCCTATCAGCGCTTGACCAATGTGGCGTACATTAAAACCACCCTTGCGAACAACCTGCTAACAGGGATGATTGTGAAGATTCAGGGGGCTGCCGATGGGTCGTTTAACGGAATTTTTACGGTTACAGGCATTGTATCGCCCTCGGAGTTTACCGTCGCAAATACTGGTGCTGATACCGCCATACTTCCAGGGCTTAGCGGATCTCTGTTTCGTATTACTGAGTTTCAAGTTATTAACGTAGAGCGCCTTGCCGGAGAGGTAATTTACGATCTTAACACAGACCATGATTTTGTGCCTGGTGACAAGGTTAACATTTCTGGCATCTCGATCCCAGGCTTCAACGGAACCGAACTGGTAGTTCTTGGCCCAATTATTTTTCAGAACCAATTCAAAGTTGCAGTTGCTGGACCGGACGTACCAGTACAAAGCGAAAACGGCGCCGTCTACAAACCAATCAGTCAAAACGCCCGCGCTTGGGCTTATCCAGACGTTGCCCTTACAGCTCAATCAACAGCTGGCGTAAACTCGTCATTCACCGTCGCTGGAATCAACCACGTCGGCGAGAACGCGCTCATTCAGAACAACCAGTTCTACGATTTCGGAGTTGGAATTGCGGATCAGGAAGCGTTCATTGTGAAGTCGTTTCTTCCGATGAATGTTTCTGACAACACTCAGGGAGCAAGGGTTCTAAACAACGATTTCAGCTACCAAGGACGCAACTCAATTCAAAGCACCCTGTACCCTGGCAGCGCAGAGTCGAATACTCAGTGTGTGGTTGGCGGATTTTCAAGTCTTATTGACCCGATCAATGTGGTTTCTCGCGTTGGTGGAGTTGCGACCTACACCTGCGTGATGAAGCACACGTTGAGGGTGGGGGATGTGGTGCTGGTGACGATTGGAAATTATGCCTTTGGAATCATATCCGCTCAACGACAATTAAACGTAGTTACATTTATAACGTCGCAGAAGCATTTCTTAGCGCCTGGAAATACCGTGTCTGTGGACATCAGCGACAACTCGTTTGATGGATCTTTTACTGTCGCTAGCGTTATAAACGACTTCACGTTTACTGTCGCGCAGGTGGGTGCTGCTGTTTTTCCAGCAATATCAGTCTCTGGATACGCGGTTGTAAATCTTGGGTTCGCTGGGTCATTGACTGTCATATCAACGCCAGACTCTTACAGATTTACGGCATCCAATGCGGGCATCGACATACTCCCCGGCCTTTACCTCGACGGCCAGGTAATCATGCTCCGAAGCCAGCGCATCTTCGCTACAGGATGCGAGTTCAAATACAACCGGGTTCAGGGTGGCCCTAATCCAGTTGACCAGCAGAGCCCGGTTACTGCTATCACAGTTCGTGAAGCCAACGGTGCGGATATCAGCTACAACAATTTCGACGGGTTCCGTGGCACCTGCTTCTACGTCGATTCCTACCAGCACAAGGGAACTCATATCCATCACAACTCGGCGCTGAACATATCAGCGTTTATCGCCTTGGTTGTGCAGGATTGGTTTACATTGATTTCAGGGGTTCCAACTATTACTAACCCAGAGGCTTACTCAACCTTGATCTCAGGGCATAAGGATATGTTGATCGAGAACAACGATGTTCTCCTGACAGGGCCAGGATCATGGTTCTACCAGACCGCGTACACCCCCTTGGACGCCGTTTTCCTGGTCAACAACCATGATGTCAACAAGTCCACCTGGTACTATCCGACGGACTACCAGATACCGATTAGACCAAAGGCTCCGCCGGCCCCATTTCCGACAGGGGCGTCAAGAGACGCAGCTGGTATATCGACGTTCACCACGGTTTCCCCGCATGAACTTCAGGTGGGAATGGAAATTTCGATGGTTAGCGTGGCAGACGGCACGTTTAACGGCGTGTTTACCGTCCTTTCAACGCCTTCGACCACGCAGTTTACGGTTAACAACCCGGTGGGTACGCTTCCAAATACGCCAGTTACGTCAGGAAGCGGATTCCTCGGCATTAACAGCCCGATAAACTTCCCGTGGGAAATCAAACCCATCGGATTCCAGCGCACCGCCGGAGTGGCCACGTACACGACGAACAAGGCGCACCAGATACTCCTTGGATACCACGTGACCGTTGAGGGGCTCAGCAACGCTTCGTTCAACGATCAGGTGATCGTAACCGGAACCCCGACGACCACGACGTTTACCTGCGCGAGTCCTGGCCCAGACGTAGCGTTCACCTCCTCAATCGGCAACTTCTTCCGGTACGTCGATAACATCCAGATTGGATGCAACAGCGTCCGAAGGCTCAGCGGACAAGGGTTGGTACGCAATAACGGAGGCCAGTTCGGCAACGCATTTCTCACAGGGCGCCCGAACCGCTGTGTTGCGCCTCTTGAGCAGTTTTTCTATTTCGATTGTCCCGAGGGCTGTTTGGCGCTTGAATGCGACCCAGGCCCGTGTAAGCCAAACGACTACCTTTACCGCATCTAGCCATGCCTGAAATCAACCTAACTGCCGGCACACTCCCTCCGCCCGCCTGCTACGCATCCGAGCAGGATCGTTTGGACGCCTACGCGGAAGCGATAATCGCCCAGTATTCAGCGCCGCCAGAGTGGTCGGCGGGCGCATTTCCTCCAGCTGATCTTTCGCTCTACTGGCTGCGACTGGACTCAAACCAGAATCCGGTCGAGGTCCTGAAGTACAACACGGCGTCGGGCGGATGGGCGCGTGTTCAGACGCAGTTTACGTATGGCGTCGGTGGTGGCGTTGCCAACGCCTACACGATTGCTCTGACTCCGACCTCGCCGGGGGCAAACCAGGCGTACCGAACCGGAGTCTGCTATGCGTTCGTTGCAAACCTTTCAAACACAGGCGCGACCACCGTTGATGTTGATGCACGCGGAGTGAAAGCGATCACGAAGTTTGGCACCACTCCATTGGTCGCAGGAGACATGGTGAGTGGTCAGATGTGCGTTGTCGTGTACGACGGCACTCGTTTCCAGCTGCTAAATCCTGGGTTTAATGTCGGTCCAGTAAATTTCTCTCCTGGAACTGATCGCCAGTTTTTACGGACAAACTCGACTCCGGCTACGGTCTGGGAGTCGGGGTATATTACTCCGGTGGCCAACTATCAGGCGTTTCCAGCAGCCGGCGGATCCGTGACGTTCACTCACGGCTTCAACGTGGATCCTCTCAGCTGGGACATTGGGATCATCTGCACGGATGCCGGTGGCGATGCGGGTTACGCTCAGAACGACTGCATTTCCGCACGATCACTTTCGTGGACAACCAACTATGGTATCGCCGTGACGTGTTTTTCAAACACGACATCAATCGGAATGGTGCGCGCTGCTGGCACGGCAAACATCTGGGTGAACAGCAAATCGACCGGAGTTCCAACGGCGATCGACGAAGCCAAATGGAAAGTCATGGCCCGCGCCATCCGATAACATGAGAAAAACCCTCGCCCAAGCCAAGAACTCCACGATCCCGCAGGCAGTCGGTCTGGCCACCTGCGACGAGCGTTTCGTCCAGCTGCTCAACGAGGCTCAGGCTCGTTTGGCGGACATGGGCAAGTGGTGGGGTACGTACAAGAAGCTGCGTGTCTGCGTCACCGCCGGCTGCATCACCTGGCCTCGCGAGGTCAAGACGATTGAGGCGATGAACCTCTGCGGCTACAACATTCCCATCCAGAACCAGTGGTACGAGTTCCAGACGGACACCCGGGCCCCGCGCACCGGATGCGGCCGTGAAGGATGCGAGCAAGACCAGCTGCTGGATCGTGGCATGGTGACGCAGTTTCGCGACTCGGTTGGCAACTGCTACATCAGGGTGACCCCCCAGCTGTCAGCCGACGTTGGTAAGCGTGTTCTCTTGCAGGGGCTTGATCCGAATGGAATACCAATCCGCACGTTGGACTCGGTCAGCGGAGAATACGTCTGGGGTGAATACGTCACGCTTCCAAACCCCTCCATCACGGCCTACGTCCAGACAACCAACCTCTTCAAGCAGCCGGGTCTGACTGGCGCTCAGAAGCCGTTGACTCAAGGGAGCCTGACGATTCTGGCGTACAACCCGACAACCCTTCTACTAACCCAGGTTGCAGTCTGGGGCCCGAGCGAGCAGAACCCTGAGTACCGTCGCACCTACCTTGTCGGGATGCCCGAGGTGTGCGGTGGCGCCAACTCGTGCAGCACAACCCAGGACAACTGTTGCATCGACAACGGAGACGGCTGCGTGCCAGCAGACGAGACTTGCACCAACACGGTCGTAGAATCGATCGTTCGCCTGGACTTTATACCGGCGGTCGTTGATTCAGACTGGTTGTTCATCGGGAACCTCCAGGCGATCAAGCACATGATGAAGGCGATCCAGAAAGAAGACCGAAATCAGTACACCGAGGCTGAGCGCGAGATCCAGCTAGCACTGCGGTCGCTTCGGAATGAGCTTGAGGCGTACAGCCCTAATGAGCGCAGCGTGATTAACGTGCAGCCGTTCGGGTCTGCGAAGATTCAATTTCGGTTCGGTGGATTTATCTGATGACTGAGGAGCTTCCAGTAGCCGTTCAGCCAGTGACGTGGCTCGATATCCTGACGGACGAAACCGTCACGTTCGATGATCGTCTGGACAGGTGGGAAGCGTTCGTGGCGAATATTCCCCAGCAGGAGTGTCCGCTAAAGCACACGTTCCCAGAGGGGATGTACGTGCGTGAAATCTTCATGCCGGCTGGATGTGTCGTCACCAGCCGCATCCATAAGTTCGACAATCCGTTCTTCATCACCAAAGGCAGGGTCACGGTGGTTAGCGAGAACGAGGGCATGGTGACCTACGTAGCGCCGTATTCGGGCATCACCAAGCCAGGAACTCGCCGCGTGCTGTTAATCCATGAGGACACCATTTGGACCACGGTTCACCTGAATCTGGATAACAAGACGGATCACGAAGAGCTTTTGAACGACCTCACTTACGTGGGTCAAAACCAATACTTACTATGTCATTCGTAGCCACAGCAGTTATAGGAATCGGAGCCGGAGCTGCCGTCGGAGGCATCGGCGCAGCAGTCGGAGCCAATCAAGCTAGCAAGGATCGCGCTGGCGCTCGCGGCGTCGCGAATATGCCTGGCCTCGACGTCGGATCAGCAGTGGGAGAGGCAGGGAAACTGGCGCCTCAAACCAGAGAGCTTGAAGCTCAACGAAACGCCTTCAACCGAGCGCAGCTTCTTGAGTCTCTTGGCCTCCAGATTCCCGGCTATCAGGAGGGCCAAGCTCAGCGCACCCAGAACGCGATGTCATTGCTTCGCGGGGAATTGCCGCCTGACCTTGCTGCCCAAATTCAACGTAATACTGCCTCAAAGGCTTTGACTGGCGGTTACGCTGGAAGCCAAGCGGCTCGCAACCTAACGGCGCGAGACCTAGGTAGGACTTCACTGGATCTTCAGCGGGAGGGTAATCAACAGTTTTCAAACATTCTAGGAACCACGCCGCTGTCGCAGCTGGCGAATTACGAGTTTACGCCTCAGATGCTTGCAAACTTGAGAGCTGATGAACGCGCCAAAAAACAAGCCGCTTTGCTTGGGTCGTATAATATGGCAAGCGCAGGCGGTGTTGGAAGCCAGTACCTTGGATCGCTAGGATCTGGATTGACCAACCTTGGATTTGGTGCTTTAGGACAAATGGGAGGTGCCGCAAGCCCTGGAAGCAGCAATGTTGCAATGCAACAGAGCATCATGCCGAAAACGATCTAATCTTATGGCAAACCCCTTCTCAGGACTCGAAAACATCGGGCAATCGTACCTCGCAGGACTCCAGCTGGCGAATCAACGCCAGGCCAGGGAGGAAGCAGCAGCGCAGCGTGCTGAAGAGACGCGGATGCGAGGACAGTATTACACTCAGATGGGCGCTGACCGGGAGGCTGCGTTGAGGGAACGTATTAAAGCGCGGCTTGATGCGGCATCCGGTCAATTCGGGCAGGATTTGATTTTGAATCCTGAAGGCGAACCCGACTACGCGGGATCCGCTTTGAAGCGCGATCAAAGGTTGAAGGCTCAAAACCTGAGTTCAGCTTACGGCTTGCGAGCTGGTGAGTTTAACATCACCGAGCCGCTGGCTGCGGAAATAACTGAAAGCCCAGAATTTAAGACTGCATTTAATCAGGGGCTTGCTCGAAAACTTCAACGGGAATCAACCATTGAAAATGCGCTAGCACGTCGTGGTTTGGTTAAACTTCCAGGAGCGGTCGAAGATCAGATTACTGGCCGGCCGACCATGTTCGGTATTCTTGAGGGACAGCAGGATATGTCTCAGTATCCTCAGACTACCATCGGTGGAAGCAAGTACGCCTACGTTGGACCAAACCCGAGGGCTGCGGCGTTAAAGGGACCCAAGATTATCATCGAAGAAGGGCCAGAGGGTCGCAAACGAAAGTTTGAAGGAACGCCAGAAGAAGCTCGTGCTTATGAGGCTTCATTGCTAGCTGCCCCTGACAAAGAGCCAGGCATTAACGATGACATTGACGCGGCGCTGAAGAAGCTCAGGACGCTAGGCGCTAGAGACGCAGGTGAAGTTAATGTCTATCGAACCAAGACAGGAGACATTGATGTACGCCCTGATACGTTTGGTTTTGGGGACGAATCAACCGGCCTTAGCGTAGCTGATGCCATAACCCGGTTGGAAAACGAACGCTTGCGGCGCGCTGAAGCCCTTGGCGGCACGCCTGCTACCGGAAAACCCAAGAACCGCGCTGAAGCGGCAGCTCAGCAAGTCAAGAGGTTTACTCTTGAACAAGCCATGGGAACGCTGCCTCGACGGCCGGCACCGCTTGGTGCTCCTGTAATTCAACCCGGCATTCCAACGACTAACTCTCCGGCCGCACCTTCCGGACCAATCCAGTTGTCACCGGAAGACTTGGACCTCATCCTGAACCAGCTAGATAGCGAAAACCCCGTAGAACTCTGATATGCCCATCGAAGTCGATTTTGGAACGGAGCTTGGAACCGTAGTATTCCCTGAAGATTACACCCAAGAACAAGCATTCGACTTCGTTAAGCAGAATCGAAAGCAGATCCAGCAAAACCTAATCCAGCGGCGGCAGCAAGAAATGGCCGGCGAGACTGAGCAGCTGGAGGCGGCTAAGTACCGTGCGGGCGAGTATGGAGCCGTCGAGACCGCGCTTAACACACTCTCCGAGTTGCCGCGCATGGCGCTTGAGGGAACCGGCGTAACACTCAAGGGAGCAGCTAGGGCCGCTACGTTTTTTCCTCCTCCAACAATCAATCCTTACACCGGAAGGAAGATTGAGCAGACTGCCGAAGTCCCACTGGAGCAAGAGCCTCTTTACCGCGCCGGTCAATCCATTCAAGAGTTTGGAAAAGAAACCTACCCGGGTCTCCCTGGCGTGCGAGAGTCCATACCCGCTCAAATTATGGGCGGCATTGGAAGTACGGTTGCTACACTTCCAGCTGCGTTGATTGCTGGTCCAGCCGCTCCTCTTGGGGCTGCTGTATCTTACGGCCTCCAATCAGGTGAATCAGCAGCTGAAGACGCTGATGCCACGATCAACCGTCGTATTTCCGAGGCTCTGGCAAACCGGCAGTACGATGTCGCTGCGGATCTTCAAGATCGCCGCGAGCAGACGAAAAACTTGGCATTTATCACAGCCGCTCCGATTGGCGCCGCTACCGAGGGTTTGTTGGGTGTTGCACCCAAGGTGGCAAGGCGTTTCGTCACCGGCCAGATTGGAGGCATCGGAACTCGACTGGCCGAAAGTTTGGTGCCTAAGTCTGCAAAGTTCCAAAGTAAATTCCTTGGAGCCACAGGTGCTGAACGTGTCCGGGGCGCTGTCGAGGCGCTGGCCACTGAGGGCGTCCAAGAATCAGCTGAGCAGCTTGGAGGAAACATTGCCGCAGCTGCGGTCTACGATCCCGAACGCGGATGGCTTGATGGCGTTGCACAAGCGGGCTTCGTTGGTTCCCTATCTGGAGGCATCGTTGGCGGTCTCGTTGGTTCAAGCCGCAATGCTAAATTAGCTGGTGCTGCAAACGAAGCACTTGGAGGTGATCCGACAAACCCGCTGCCGCGTGCTAGCTCAACGGTTGCAGGTCTTGAAGACGGTCCTCAACCCACCGGCCCGATCGACATTGAGCCCGAGATCACAGCTGAAGATGTCCTGCGGACGTCTCAGGAAGCTGGGATTCCTATGCCGGCCGAAGAGGTGGCCCCTGTGCCCGCCCCGGTGGTTGCACCTGCACCAGAACCGCAGGCCGTCGTAACTCCGACCCCCGCGCCTACCCCCGCCGCCGCCCCCGCCGCAACTGTCGATTCCGAAACCGGCCTAGCTCCCGACGAGCAGGATGAACTCGACCAGTTACTCACGGCCGAAGATGCCGGCCTGCTGAGCGAAGAGGGTGCTATCACTCTTGCAGGTTACCGCGCCCGATTGGGTGGGGTTGAGCCTGCTGCAATACAAACTCAACCTACCATATCCAGTGCCGTTCAAGAACAAGGCCCAAATGAAGGCGTGCTACGCGCAGAAGAGCAGCAACCCCCAATCGAAGTGGGACTGCGACAAGTGGATCAAGGAGGGCGGCCTGCCGAAAGCAGCGGGGCCGAAGTCCAAGTCACCCCGCAAGAAGTACGGCAAGTAAAGGCACGGGTAGCGCCAGCTCCGGTGGTCGAGGTCACCACATCCACGAAGCTCCCCAAGAATCTTGCCGGTGCTAAGCCGCGCTACAGCTTCGCGCTAGATACCTACGTTCCGACATTTGACAGCGATTTTGATCTAGCTGCGTACATTGTGACGCAGCCGAAACCGTCTAAGAACGACGCGGATTACTTGAACTGGGCAGTTGAGGCATCTGGAATGACTCCAGAGGAAGTGCGTAAACACGGCCTTCAGGTTCGCGCCCAAATCAAACAGCTATCAAGGCAGACGAAGGGTGGAACTTCACAGAAGCCGGCGGTACTGACTGTGCCTTCGGTGACGATTACGATGCCGGAGGTGGAGGCTACGGCGACTCCAGTGTCGGCGCCGGTTGCGGCCCCGGTAACCCCTGCCCCTACTCCAGTAGCGCCTACTCCGACTCCCGCCCCCGAGTACACTCCAGCACGAATAAACAGCCTTCTCCGGAAGCTCAAGGCCAAGGCCACAGCTGTCGGCAAAGGGTTGTATGAGATCAAAAAGCTGGCACCAGGACAGAGGTTGGTTCTCCGCACCAGCTCTGGGCGCCTTCAAGAAACCGACCAGTTTCTGCTGCAAGAGAAATCGCAGGTTACAGGATACCCTTCAGACGAAGGGTTTATACTGCGCGACAAGCAGGAGGCCGTGGCTGGCGAAACGCCGAGGCCTGCGCCTAAGCCCGCTCCTATTGGTTCCAAGCCCGATGATGAACTCACCGAGCAGCAATACTACGACGCACGGGTCAAAGAAATTGCCCGGGACAACAAAGCTACCCAAGCCGAGGTACGCGAACAGTTTTCACGTGAAGACTCGAATCTCGAACATTGGCAGGCGATTCGGAATGCTGCTGAGTCTGGAAAGCAACTAAAGGTCGAAACGCTGAATCGACTGCCGGAAGCGCGGATTGAATTTCTTCGTAAGCAGTACCCTCAGTCTGTGCCGCAGGGATACATGGCGCCAGCAGTCAGTAAATCGGTCGCGGAAAAGCAGGCTGAAATGCGGGCGGCAAAACGTGGCGTTCGTCTTGCGCCTGCACCTACAATCTCGGAGGAGGCCGAACTCAACGAGCTTCGTATCACCAAGCAGAAACGCGGCCGTTTGGGTCGCCTCAATGAAGAGCGGCTTCAGGAATTAGAGAAGAAGCTAGCACCTGCACCCGCCGAACCTGTAGTCGCCGAACCCACCGAAGCCGAACTTCAAGCCGCCGAGGAAGCCCGCCTGGCTCAAGCTGAGCAAGAGATCGACGTCGGCCCCATTGGCCAAGCCAAGCAGAAGTTGGAGGATGAAGGCTCCGACATGACCAAGCGCCAGGTTAAAGCCATGGCGCGTAAGCTGGAGGCTAGCGGCGTCATTGATGACTCTGAGTTGGATGATGAAGGCCGCGATACTGAGGTAGATGAGCTGGTCGGGCAGCTGCTAGAACGCGTTGAGGAGGCCCGGGATACGGCCATTCAAGAGCGGGAACAGGAGTTGGCTGATGAGGCGAGGGTTGAAAAGGTGGCTCCGAAGGTGGCGCCAATCAGTAAGGTAGCCCAAATAATCTCCAAGCTGGAAAACCTCAAGATTGATACCGGCGGAACTTTCGATGCTGTGCTTGGAATCCCGGCACTCATCTGGAACGGCGCACTGATTACCGCTCAAAACGCCTTACGCGCTGGCAAGGCGGTCACTCAAGCAATCGATGCCGCAATCGAATACATTCGCACCAACCTCAACGAGAAGCAGGCTGCGCGTGTCAATCTGGACGCGGTGCGTGAGCAGTTTGAAACTGACCTAGTTTTAGGACGATCCGTATCTGAAATAATCGATGACGGAAAACTGCGCGGATACAAGCAGAAGGCTCGTCACCTTATTCCAGAGGAACGCCGCAAGCTGCGGTCGGATACCAAAAAACGATTCGTTGACCTGTTTGATCAACTGCCATCTGTCTCTGAGTTTGCTGCTGCTGCCCTAGGTGGAGCAGTGAAACGAGGCTGGTATCGAAAATCGGCCGAGGCGTTAATCGATGTTTTTGGAGTCGATGCTCCTCGATTTGCTGCATTGCTAGCAGGTCTGAGCCCTCAAACCAGCGTTGAAAACAACCTGATTAACGCGCTTAACGTCTGGAAAAATTGGAACCTTGCCGGCCGCCCAACCGATCGCGCTGCCATCGTCTCGGTCATGGGCCGTTCAGTGCAGGGAAACAAAGGAGAGCAAAGCGTTCTTGACGCCTGGATCAACAACTCGGTTCGGGCACTGAGTTCTGAAGACCCGACCTCCATCACTCTTAGTGGGCCTAAGGTCAACTCATTCATGTTGAACCTGCGTGGCGTAGTCAACGAGGTGACTAACGACGCGTGGATGGCAAACTTTGCGCTGGTCGATCAGGCCATGTTTGCTGGAAGTCTGAACGCTACTGGCACAGATCCCGGCAAAGGCACGGGCTACCTTGCTATGTCGGCAAAGGTAAGGGCCACAGCGGAGTATCTCACCGAGCTAACCGGCGACCAATGGACCCCAGCAGAGGTTCAGGAAACGGTATGGAGTTGGGCCAAGACGCTGTACGAACTTCAGGATCGACGCGGAGAAACTCGTAACGCTGTTGAGATTCTAAGGGCTGGAGACCTTACCGAGGAAGCTATTGCCGGCACTCCAGATTTCGCTACGCTTCTTGCCGATGGAGAATATCGACGCATCCTCGCCGAAGCTGGGTACGGCAACCAAGTTGAGCAGATTGCTCGACGAAGTGCTGAGCTTCGAGGAGCGCAACGAGCAGGCCCTGCAAGCCAAGCAGCTGCGACTGCTTCGCAAACTCTCAGAAATGCCGAAGAGCGAGCAGCCCGCCGCCTAGTCCAGCTGCGGAAACAACGAGCCGCTGAGGCTGAGGCTGAGCGCAATCAACGCCCCGACCGGGTCGAAGCCATCCTTAAGAAGGTCATTGCCGCTACCGATCCCAAGGGCAAGGTATTCGAGGCCATAACCGGATTGTCGAACTTCGTGGTTTATCAAGCCTCGAAGATCGCACTCCGGATCTACCAGGCTACCAAGTCCTGGGTGGCCGCCCGTAATGCTGGCATGGACTACATCAAGTCCCACGTCCAGCTGAGCAACGAAGCGGAGACTGCCGCTAACTTCGAGGAGTACATCAAGGCTTTCCCGAACCAGGAGATTCCCGCTGGCACGCCTGAGCGTCCGCAACCTCCGTCGCCGGATGTGCGTGTTCCTTCTCGCGGTTTGTTTCTTGGAGACATTAGCACGGATACCGATGAAAACTGGGCATCCGAGGCAAGAAAGTGGGTTGATTTCTACAAAGGCAATCTGGAACGCGCCTTTCAGTTTGTTCTCACCGCAGACATTGATAACGCATTCAAGGAATACATCCTTGGAGAAATCATCCAGCGCAACCAGTTGGACATCGCCCGAGCCAAGGGTGACGTCGAAACAATGCGAGCGTTAAACCTTGAGAAGCGACTGGCAGATTCAAAGAAATCGCTTGGTGCTGTTACCGCTAAGGCGATGGCTGCTCGTAATCTTTCTCAAGAACGCTTCTGGTGGGCTCAGCCGGCGATGATCTATCGCAACCTGATTCGCAAGCGTCAGGATGAGTTGATTCCGTTTTCCAAGATTGAGTCTGAGCAGGTGCGTAAATGGCTTACTGAATCAGGTCGCGAGGCTGTGAACCAGATTCGCGAGGCCATGAAGAAGGCGGATGCTGTGTTTGCCCGCGAGTTCCGCAAGATCAAACAGGTCCCCGGCGAGCCCGAAGGTCCTCCCATCGAAATCAAGTGGCAGGACATCCTTACTAAGGCTCTGGACACTCAAGGTTCAGTGCGGCAGAAGATGCTTCAGGTGATCCTAGCTGACCCGCGTCTGCGTAACCTAAGCCCTGCTGGCATTGCGGAGATCACTAACCTCCTGACCAACGCTTGGGAAACGAAGCGGAATCAAATCTTCAGGGCTGAGTTCCAGAAGAAGGTGCCGCTGCCGAACGTCAAACCCGATGTTCGCGAGAAGCTCTTCCGCTCTCTGCCTCGCATCCTGAAGTACGCCAACATTGCCAGGGCTACCCCGGGCAGTTTCTCGATTCAAGACGGGCCTGATACGTTCCTGCTGTGGAATCAGGCATTTCGAGACGCAGTGGCGCCGGAGTTTGGTGTCGCTGAGCTTAACGGAATCACCGCCCGCAAGATCACTGACCTAGCACAGAAGGCGCAGGCTCAAAGCGGAGTCAATCGAAACGAGATCATCCAGCAGATGTTCCGCCTCATGGCCCGAGAGGGCGGCGTCAAATTCTCGGATGCACTGCGTGATTACTGGTACGCGGCGGTGCTATCAGGCCTCCGCACGCAGGTAGACAACGGGGCAAACGTATTTAACGGATTCCTCAACACAGCCATGTTTGCTACCATGGCCAAGAAGGATGCTGGTTTTATAGCCTACTCTTCACTCAAGGGACTCGCCGAAGGTATCCAAGATTTCTGGCCAATACTCTGGAAGGGTGAGCTTTTTAGGTCTGCAAACTTCAACCCTGACCAGCCGGGCAGCGCACTCGAAGGACTGGGCGAGTCGCGCAATCTGTTTGCCAAGGGGATCAGTCAGTTCAAATACGTCAGCCGGCTTATTACCGCGCTCGATCATATAAATGCGTTGATGTCCGATTCGAGTGCAAAGGCATACGCGCTACGTAAATTGTACGGAACCGAGGTTGCCCGCCAGTATCTCACTCCGTCGCCAGATGTGGTCGCTGTGGCCCGTGCTCGTGCGATCGCTGAAGGCACCCGTCCAGAACTGGTCAACAAGCGCACCCGCGAAATCATTCAGGAGAATTTGCCCGTGGAAATCCTACTGACATCAAAAGAAATTCGCGAGATGGCCACGTTTACCGAAATACCCCAGGGGTTACTTGGAAGTCTGTACCGTGGTCTGGATCAAGCAGCTCAGGGCAAAACGCTCTACAAGGTCCTGTCTGGAACGAACTTCCTACGATTTGCGGCCAACTCCGCTAACGAGATCCTTAACTTCGCTTTACCAGTCGCGCTGTATCGTTGGTATCAATCCGCACCTGGAAGGTCAGAAGGCGAATACGGCCTGAAGTTCTCCGAGTCGCGACGTGACCTGATATTAGCCAAGGCAGCGTTTGGAACGGCACTTGGAATCTTTGCTGGTGCCCTGTTCCTCGGTGACGATGACAAGGAAGAGGATCGCAACATGGACATAACAGGGTCGTTTAAGTCCCTTGACCCCAACAAGCGAAAGCAGCTGCTATCAGAAGGCCGACAACCCTATTCCATCCGGTTTGGAAATACCTATGTGTCCTATCGCCAGATGGGGTTTGGTGGAGTGCTAGCAACCATCGGTGAACTTCGCGATCGCCAGTTGTTCTCCCCGGATAAGTGGTCTCAGGAAAATATTGTAGACAAGGTCTTGGATGGAGCCGCAGCTGGAATGTTCATCGTCAAGGACTCAACTGCGATCTCTGGTCTAACCGAGCTTCTAGGCTTTGCTAACGCCTACAAGTACGACACCGACGAGTTTATCGAGAAATCATTCCCGCGCTACGTTTCACGTCTGGCAGGGTCTTTGGTGCCCAACATTCTCAAGGAGGTCGATGCCTGGTCTGACCCGTCGATCTTTAAGACTGAGGCTGGCAACCTCGGCTACGAATACTTCCTTCAGCAAGTGCCGTTCGGCCGTCGTGAGATCGGGCCAGGTCCGATCCTCAACGTGCTAGGCGAACCAGTCAAAGTTGAACGGTATCCGTGGAGTCGATGGGCCAAAGAACGTGAGGATGATACTGCGTGGAGCACCCTGGGTTCACTCGCCAGCAAAGGCGTCTTCATGCCGGTGCCGGCAATCACGGTCAAGGTCAACGAAAACGGCACGCGTCGAGAACTCACACGCGAAGAGAAATACTCCTACCAGCAGGCCGTTGGTCAGGGTTACCGCAAGTTTATCGAGCAGAATAGGGAGCGGCTGCTAGCTCTCCCGCCTGCCCAGGCATCCGACTTTATCGACAAGAATGCAGATCGCATTCGTCGAAATGCCCGAACAAATCTGAAAAATTCGTTCTGAAATTGCTGGACACTTGACGCCACTTGCCATACGTTGACTGACGTATGAGCAACCTACAAGTCGCAACACAGCAAGCACAACCTCTCAGCGCCTTCTCTTCGGAGAACGCGTTCGTCTCAGTCCAACGCATGGCCAAGGCCCTTGCGTCCAGCACCCTCGTTCCCGACGCCTACCGGGGCGAGGCCAACCTCGGAAACTGCATCATCGCGTTGGAGTTATCCCAACGCATCGGCGCCTCGGTCATGGCTGTCATGCAGTCCATGGTTCCTATCCACGGCAAGCCCACGTGGTCTGCTTCGTTCCTGATTGCTACCGTCAACAGCTGCGGCCGCTTCTCTCCGATGCGTTTCCGCTGGGTTGGAAAAGAGGGGACAGATGAGTGGGGCTGCCGCGCCTTCGCAGTCGAGCGCGACTCCAACCTGGAACTCGTTGGCGCCCTCGTGAACATCAACATGGCCAAGGTCGAGGGTTGGTACGGCAAGTCTGGCTCTAAATGGAAGACCATGCCGGAGCAGATGCTTCAGTACCGGGCCGGCGCCTTCTGGTGCCGCACCTACGCGCCCGAGATCGCACTGGGTATGCACACCTCGGAAGAGGTCCAGGACACCCCTGCGGCCCAGCAGGTGGTCCAGTCGGTCACCGTGAGTTCATCCATCATGGACGTTACACCCACGCCTCCTGCACCTGTTGAGCCCAAGCCGCGCAAGAAGAAGGAGGCCGAGGCTATCGCAATCGTGGAGCCGCCCGCTCCCGCCGCTCCTGAACCCACACCGGAGATCGTTGAGACCGCACCCGCCCCGGTCGCTCCCGTTCCCACAGCGGAACCTGAACTTGAAACAGTCGAAGGCACGCTAGCATCCGCTGGGATCACCTACGAGCAGCTGGTGAAGCTGGTCATAGACCTGAAGTGGTGGGAAAACCCTGAAGCCTATCCCACGGTGGCAGACCTGCCTCCTGATATCTGCAACTGGATCATCCGGAATAAGCGCGGTATCGGCCGTGCAGTGGTGAAGGCGGGAGGTGCGCTGTGAAGTTAGTCCACCCCATCGACGTAAACACCTATCGCAGTCACCCGGCGATCAACATCTCCAGCCTCAAGGCGTTCAGCCGGTCACCAGCGCACGCTCTGGTAGGCTTTGAGGAAGAGCGGGAAACCTCGGAGGCCATGAATATCGGTAGTCTCTTAGACCACAAGGTCCTCGGGACGCCGTACCTTTGGACCACATCTCCCTACGACGACTTCAGAACCAAGGAAGCACGCGCCTGGCGAGAGGACCAGGAGTACCGCCGGGTCACCGTGTTCAAGCAGGACGCGATCGAGACTGTAGAGCGCATGGTTAAGTCTGTCCGTGAACATCCAGTTGCAGGCCGCCTGCTGGCCGAGCCGGGTAAGGCCCAGGTCGGGATGTTCGGTGAGTTCGATGGCTGCGACCGGAAGGGCCTGATCGACTGGCTTCCAGATGCGACCCCGGTAATCGTAGACCTGAAGAAATGCCGGGATGCTAGCAAGGCTGGGTTCCGCCGGCAGATCGGCCAGCTGCGCTACGACGTGCAGGCGGCGTACTACCGGGACCTCTACCGGGATATCACTGGCGAGACCCGCGCATGGCAGTGGATTTGCGTCGAAGACCAGGCGCCCTACGCGGTCGCTGTTTACCAGATGGACACCGAATCCTTGGACAAGGGATCGACCACATGGCAGTCGTGGATTCGCCAGTGGATGGTCTGCGAGGACACCGACAGCTGGCCGGGTTACAACGGCGACTCCATTCAAATCATTCAATCACCCACCTGGATTCTCAAAGATGAAACTCTCCCGTGAAGCTATTGAACGCCTGATGGGTCCACAGCCCACGATCACCAAAACCGTTAAAGTCGAGAAAACTAAGGAAGGTTGGAGCCCGATGACCGAGAAAGAGAAGGCGGCCATCGAGCGGTTCGTAAAAGACAACCCCACGTTTTCATACAAAGAACTGTCCAAGAAGTTTGGACGCGCTCCGAGCGTGATCTGTGGTTTGTGCAAAAAAGCTGGATTGAAGATTCAAAAGAAACGCCCATGAACTCACTCATCCAAAACGCAGTGGACCGAGGTTGGATCAGCTTCCCTCACCCAGCTGCGGTGACGGCACATCCAGACGTGGTGCGGGCACAAATCAACTCGCCGAACTACAATGCCCAACGCGCCTGGAAACTGTGGAACGAAGGCCAGAGCTTGGCCTACGTGGCGAAGGCCATCGGCGTAAAGAAGCGGTGCGTGATGGCAATTATTGAAGAAGGAAAATCGAAAGCGAAGGAGGAGAAATGAGCGCACCAATCAACGACGGAGGACCGTTTTCCGTTGACTCTGCGGTTTAATTTGCCACAGTGAGCGCGTGAAACAAATCACGCTCATTGCACCGCTTAAATCCTACTCTTTGATTTCAGATGAAGACTTTGAACTCATTTCAGATTCAAAATGGATATTAGGATCAAATGGATATGCTTACAAATCAGGATACAGAAAGCGTGGCGCACAATGTCTCATGCACCGAATCATAATAGGTGCAAAACAAGGAGAAGAAGTGCATCACATTAATGGGAACAAACTTGATAATAGGCGTCAGAATCTTGAGTTAACAACACCACAACAACACCAGATAAGCCATCATTCTTGGATGCTGGCAGAACGAAACAAGAAAAGGAGAATATATGACACACACGCAAAATGCATCAGATGCGCAGTGCAGTTCACAAAAGACCCAAACCATAGGGGAAGGCAAAAATGCTGCGGAAAACGATGTGCAATCATGCTCGCAGTTGAAGCGAGGAAGCGAACCCGCATTTCCGGGAATGGATTACGTCAGTCAGTACGGAAAGAAGAATCCTGAAGGCATGACCCTGCGCGACTACTTCGCAGCGGCTGCCACTGAAAAAGACATTCAGGAGTTTATTCCTGCAACCTGTGGAGAAGCTGATCAGTTCCGGCAAAAACACGGATTCTTACCAAGTCGTCAGTGGGCGAGATATTGCCATGCCGACGTGATGCTTAAGGCGAGGGGGGAGAAATGAGCGATACACCCAAGACAAATGCGGCAAAATTCTGGTCTGACATTGGAGGGTGGGTAACGCCTGCCTCTAAGTTTATGGAACTGGAACAGGAACTCAACGCGGCAAACCGGCACATCAATCGGTTGGTTCAAGCTGGTGACTGCTTATTGAGTCATCGCAATAGCACCGATTATCACGAAAAAGTTAGAGAGTGGGACAAAGCAAAGAAGGACAAACCATGACAGACCTAGAAATCAATATCGCAATTGCTGAAATGTGTGGCTGGGGATTTCTTTCAAAAGATAAATTTATTGTTATACCGCCCAATAGTCCGTATAGCGTTCAACCTCTTTCAACAATTACTGATTATGTTAACGATCTCAATGCGATGGCGGAAGCAGAGCAGATTCTGGACTCTACGAATGGAGGAATCACAGACCCAAGTTGCTTGCGCTACGCATACGGCAGTGAGATCTACCGTATCGTTCCAAATGATATTCAACCATTCAGGGCATCAGCCCGTCATCGTGCAGAAGCGTTTCTCAGGACGGTTGGAAAATGGAAGGAGTCCAATCCGTGAGCGACATTCACTAAATCAGGCAGTTTCACCGAATGCTAAAACCGAAACAACCAATGAAAGACTCAAGACCAATCATAGCCGGACTAATCGCAGGACTTGTTGCCGCTGCATGCATCCTCTGGGGAGGACATACCGGAGCGCGACAGGTAAAGGAACATGCGGTCATCAAAGGCCACGCCGAATGGGTGGCCGATCAGAGCGGAAGAGCAGTGTTCAAATGGAAGGAGGCGAAATGAGCGACACCCCAATATCAGACAGCACTCCGCATAGCGTAGGCGATCTAGCGATGGTATGCAGAAGGCTAGAACGTAAACTAGCCGCAACTCGGAAATACCTGAGTGAGGTTTCAGAGCGCATCAAACGGTTGGAGGAGGCGGGGGATGCGCTATGCGAAAACTCTAATTTATCACGCTGGGATTCACCAGCAGACGCTGCTCGAAAACTTACGGAGCAATCAAACTGGCGCAAAGCCAAGGAGGCAAAGCCGTGAAAGACAGCCCCGCATTCATCTACATCCACGCATGGAACGGAACGATCCGAGTGGAGAGTTTAGACACAGCTCGAAACATCGATGGCAATCCAGAGTGGAAACACGTCGCGACAATCAACCCTCACGTTGTGCTGGAGAGCATCCTCCGAGCGACGATCAAAGAGCGGAATCAGATCATCAAACACCTGCTAGCATGACCTACTCACAAGCTGGGCAAATCCCCCACCACCAATACTGCTTTGTCGATGCCTCGTTCATCTCCAGTCGCACTGGGTTTATCCCATGCGTCTGGTTTGGCTTGGTATCCATCCCCGGTCGAATGTGGGGTTGCACCATCATGCTGGAATGCGGAGCGGTCTACCGGGCCGTACCGCCGCACGCGCTAGCATTCGATCTACAACCTGACCTCATCTGGAGCAAACAAAACGCCCAGCGATGGGATTGCTACGGAACCGATTTCACCGCCATCGAGTATACGTTCCTGCGAGGACTCGAATGCAAAGTGAAATGCGATGACTTAGT